TTATACAACTATACTTGGAAAGAGATCAAATGTCAACGCTTTTTTCCAATGTTATATTTTGCAATTAGATCCCAATTATCTTTGTCTTTGTGCGCTATGATTTTAATTTGATTTAATTTTACAGAAGGTTCCTCAATAAGCGAAGGATTGACTACTTGAATTAAATCCCAGTCTGCCAGTAACTGGATGATTGTGTTTCTTCGCCCCTGATCTTCTTCTGTAAAGTTGGTGTTCTTGCCATCTAACGCGAACAACTCTTTAAAATGTGTAATGTAATACTTGCCGCGTTTATGTAATATGTGACAAGACTGATAAAGTTTATGATCTTTCGGCGACGCGATGCCAATGCGCGTCAATGTCTCGCGCACCTTCAAGAAGTCATCTTCGTTCTTCAATAGTACCTCGATCAAAGAATCTACAACAGTGTTCATGTACCACCCTTTTCTAATTTTTGTTTTATTGTTTTTATTTCAAACTCAGAAAGACACTGCAATGCTTGTAAAGTTTTATGATTGTTAAAACTATAATATTCTTTTACTGCTTCAAAGTCTGCGTCTTGCTCAGGTTTGAACCACTTAGAAAACCTTTTCTTTTCCCGCACTCCGTGTAGAAGAAACTCATACTGTAGTTTATGATCAATTTCATGATAACGATTCATTTCATTGGCATAAACAATAGTGTCGTAGAAGTATGACAATCCACGGTTAACCATAAATGCGTTGTAATTTTTCTCAGCGAGATAGTCATTTTCGGTATCTCGCATCATGTTCTCTTTCGTTGTGTTGATAGAGTTTAAATAATCAAATGGGTTGCTCACGGTTTACTCTCTCTTCAATTGTGATGAGTAATCGTTCACACTCATCGCAAATTACAATTTCGCCATCAGTCAAAACTATCTTCGCAGAAGTTTCGTTGATTTCATTTTGTTGACAAAGTTCGCAATTCATATGTATTTAGGTAAACTGGACGTTCGCCATCACCTCTGTTAAACAGGCAGTCAAATTAATTTCCTGATCTGCTACAAATGCTGCTTTGTGTTGATAGTCCGCAAGAATTAAAACTAACTGAGGGATGCTTCCAGGAGCAACGAAGTCGCTAGACTTATCATAGATCTTGCGAAAGATATCTGCTGCTTCAGCATCAGAATTTTCAGCGACCCATTTCCGAACTTCAGTAAAGTTTTTATCCTTGAGTGACTTGACGAGTTTAGAGAGAGTGACCTCTTGAACATTCGATAGGATACCTGTATCAATGACACCAGAGACACTGTAACGCTGTAGTTCGTTAAGGACGCGACGGTTGTCGGGGAAATACTTCTTAACAACTTCGGCGACAACTGCCTTCTCAAACTCAATACCTTCTTTGGTCAGAATCATACAGGCACGTTTAAACATCTGCGCTGCAAGTCCAACCTTATCCTGCTTGTTGAGTTTAAAGTCAATCACCGAGCACCGAGAATGTAGTGGTTCAATGATTCGATTCTTAAAGTTACAAGTCAGAATGAATCCGCAGTTCTTAGAGTATTCCTCCATGAAGTTGCGAAGAGCAGGTTGAGTTGAGTTTGGATTCAGGTAATCTGCCTCATCAAGGATTACATACTTGCGCCCACCTTGTAGTGAGACTGAAGAAGCAAACTGCTGAATATAGTTCCGGAGTGTATCAATGTTGCCGTTCATTGAACCATTGATCACGATGTAATCACAATCAAGTTCTTCAAGCATCGCACGAGCGATCGTAGTTTTACCTACACCTGCTGATCCTGATAGGATTAGGTTGGGGATATTTCCCTGATCAACAAACTTCTGAAAAGTCTGTTTGAGTTCATCAGGAAGGATAGTTTCGTCAACTGTTTTTGGTCTGTATGACTCGACCCATAAAAAATCATCACGCATAATTCACCCACAATATTCATCAATAAAATGGTCAGCCGCCCCGATGTATCCCTTCGCGCTGTGACCTGACGCGTCATGCTGTTTCGCGTCCCCTTTTGTCCTCAATTAAATACGGAGTTGCTCTCGATGCTAACCCAGTATTCAATGTCATCAGACTTAAAGTTTGCGATACTCTTGGAAGAAATACCAACCTTGTAGTTATCGCTCAAAAGTTTCAGATTCTCAGTTTTAAACACAGCGACAAACTCAGCATCAGTTTCACCGACTGTGATATCATATTTATCCGAACTTGGATTTTTAGTATCTATTGCTCGTAAGAGAATCTTGCCATCTTCACCAACAACCGCCAACTCAGGCAATGACAAAATGCCAATCGCCTTCATCACCTCGTCAAAGTTTTCTTGCGATAGATCAAACTCAATGTCAAAACTGTCGATAGTAATTTCTTTGTTGGGTGGAACAACGATCGTACTCGGATCAGCATACGTGTAACTGACCGTTCGACCTTCTGACTCGATACGAACTTTCTTTTCTCCAAGATTAAAGGTGGGTTCTTTAAACATTGAAGTCACGCCAAGCAGACGAGAAAGATCATAGATAGCGAAGTCGCCTTCAACTGTATCTTGTAGGTTTGCTTTCGCCATCATGGTTTTGTTGGGCGAAATAGTTCGCAAGGTTGTTCCTTCTCTAAACTGAATCGAAGGATTGATTGTTGCAAAGTTGCGTAGAACCTGTGTAGTTCGGTCACCAAATTTCATAATGTAATCTCCAAATTACTTTTTCTTACCAATTTTAGATGGATCAGCGGTTGCTGACACACCAACAGCGGCGAGGTGCGCAAGCGACCCACCGAATATGTAGGAACCAACGTGCTTCAGTTCCATCCAAGGGCATAACCAAACTTTCATACCCATGCGCATTACGTTATAACAGAACATGTAATCTTCCGACAAGTATCTGTTAGAATATTCTTCCCGAGTTATACCATGCCTCTTATCAGTCAAAAAGTCAATAACTTCTTGTTGAGTTCTTTCAGGTTTTTCTTCATAGAATGCTGTGATTTCGTTTACCAAGTTCTGAGACTTATCATCGATCAACGCATCAAAGTATGCCATGATCTCGCGACTGCCGTCAAAATTTTCTGTACGAACATGATCAGGTTTGTAGTAAAACTGTGGATAGTTCTCAGCATATGCTTCAAAGGTTTTGCGCTGAATCATCATAAATCCAGTACCACCTTCCATTACCTGACAGGGTTCGCCGATCTTAATCCCGCCTTGTCCAGAAACAGGGTTGAATACATAATCGCCAACATAATTTTCTAGGACGTTGGGATTTTCATCTGCCATTCCGCGATCAACTGCTGCTTTAATTTTTTCCCAAGAGATAGTCTTTTTAGGATAAGGTCCACAGAGAACATTATAGTCTTCGTTCTGAACAGACAAAGCAAGCATAGCAATTACATCGTTAGCATTGAAACCAATATCGGCATCAATAAACATCATATGCGTACAGTCGCTGCGCATAAACTCATCAGCACAATAGTTCCTTGCCCGAGTAATCAATGACTCATTAAACAAAAAGTAAAATTGCAGAGGAATTTGATATCGCGCACATAAACCAGTCAGGTCTGCGATCGAGCGAGTAAACATTCCTGCGCATTGCCCTCCATACATAGGGACTGCTAGGAAGATTTTTTGCTTCCTTAATTCTTCGACTGGTACATTGATTTCCATACTATACTCCCATTGCTTTCAATTTTTTAAGTTTGCGATTAATGTTCTTAGACTTTCTTTTTGCCTGAGTTAAATGATATGGGTTCGCCCTTGACAAATAATCAATCCCATTCAAATGATCCAACTCATGTAGATAACATCTTGCTATAATATCGTTGAACCTCATCGTCTTCATTTCACCGTTCTCGTCGAAAAATTTTGCTCTAATCTCTGACGGTCTTCTAATTTTAACGTATAAAGATGGGAATGTCAAGCAACCTTCAGTAATTACTTTCATTTCTTCTGAAGCATAAGTGATTTCTGGATTGAAGCAAACAACTTTTTCCGGTTCAGTATTCATCACGAACACTCTGTACGGTAGACCAATCTGATTCGCAGAAAGACCAAGACCCCTGTAGTGAACAAGGTTTTCGATCATTGTTTCTGTTAGTTCTTTAGGATCTATCGGAGGATTTTGAAAGTCGAATGGTTCAAGATTCGTCTTCAGAAGTTGATGGTCCTGGGGTATAAGGTTCATAATCATATGCGGTTTCCACCTCAATCACTTTAAATTCATCGTCAGTTTTATTCAACTCTTTTCGAGCATAGTGCATCGCAGTTTCTTCATCCATGAATAATTTTAGAACTTTTTTAGTACGACTCAATTTCATATCAATCACATCAAAGAACCTTTCTTGACTCTGTTCTCGAATGGTTGTAATAATTTTGTATGGCATCATAATCTCCTACGCGGCAATTTGTGAGAAATTCTTTATCTTCTCAAACTTGATATTTGAATGAAATTTATCAAACAGTTGATCGCCCTTATGACTAATCACAAAGACGTTCGTGTCTTTATTTAGATCAGTGATAATCTTTAAGAACTCATCTGTACCTGTGGTATCTAGGGAACTGTCGAACACTTCATCCATAATCAATAAGTTGGTTGTTGAAGAGTTTCGCAGTTTTGCTACTGCTCTCCAAGTGAATAGCAATGCTAAGTCAATACGCATCTTCTCGCCTTCAGAGAATGATTCGTATGTAAACTCATCCCGAAATCGCGACTTAATTTTCTCATCAAAGTTTTCATCAAGTTCAAACTGTACAAAGAAGTCCATCGCGGCAAGGTATTTATTCATCAATTTATTAATGATAGGCACATACTGTCGAATAATTTTGGTTTTAATACCGCCATCTTTGAGTAGTGAGTTGGCGATATCATACTGTTCTTTTTTGACCAACAGCTCTTTGTGTGACTCTTTCTTTTCTCCTAGTTCACCCCTCAACTTCTCCAGTTTTTCCGTGGAGTTATCATCTATATCAGCGGCGACTTCTTCTTTTAACTTTGCTTGCAGGTCCTTCACGGATCTCATGGAGTGAGTTAAACTACTATTCAGAGAGATAATTTCATTATTGATAGTAGAGATCTGATTTTGTATCTCAGAAATTTCTGACATCCTAGTTCGTATAATTTTATACTGCTCTGATGCTTTTTCTAATCCTTCTTCTAACTCTTCTTTCTTAAATTTCTGCCCTTCAACATGGTGTAACACAAACTGCGAATCAAGGTCTTGTTTGCAAGTTGGACACT